TTTTCACCGCTCAATTTTAGAGATAATTTTAATCTTTCGTTGGGGTCTTCGTATCGTTTTCTCATTATTTCAGCAGTTTTTCTTTTTCCTTCTTCGGAATTAGCTCGGATTTTTTGTGATCTTCTCATATTTTCAATAGCTTCTGGAGAAGCTTTAACCCCCAATCTAGACTTTCTAATATTTTCCCTATGCTCTTCTGTGAATGGTTTCTTTTTCTTACCCTTCTTAGATAAGCTCATATTTATTCTAGCTTCAGGTGATGCTTTCTTTCCTAATTTAGCTAGTGACATTTTTTTTCTACTTTCTTCACTATATTTTCTTCCAGTATTATCTAAACCTCTAGTGCAAACATTATACCCAAGTGGAACCAAACAATTATATTTTATTATTAATTGTTCTTCTAAGTCATGTAAAAATGTTTTATTGACATCTGGTAGGTAGTATATTTCTACGTGGAAATTATTAATACCATGTTTTTTAAAAGCTTTTGAAATAACTTGGTGTTTATGGGATCGGTGTTCACTTATTCGTTTATGGATATTCATCGTTTCCCCAATATAATACTTCCCATTCACCTCATTGCGAATGATATACACCCCCGGTTTGTTCTCAAATTTATCAGTTAGTCTCATTCAATTTATCCTCTAGTATTCTTTTGATATATTCGGTCATAGTCAGACCAGATTTCTTAGCAATTTTACGAATTTGTTCCTTCATCTCGGAAGTCACATACAGTTCTATTTTTTTCTTTATTGTTTCCATACTATATTACTTAGTAAATTTTAATGATTTTTCCATGATTTTTTCATAAAAAAGTTGAGAGAAGGTTATTATATTAAGTATTATCAGACCGTGTAAAAAATGAACGATTACAATTACTTCTTTGAAAATTCCCAACTCCTCAACATGTTCGTTGCAGCGTTTGACGATGCATTCGTATATCGTTATGATGCTCGCACCCGTGTAGCAAAGGAGAAGATTGAGGTTCGATACGTCAATGGACCGAAACACCGTGTTCTCCTCGATCTGAGCGATAGAGCCAAGACACTCACCCTACCCGTGGTGACGATTGAGCAAACCTCATTGGCGCGTGATCCGTCCCGTATCCATAATAAAGGCCAATTTATTTACAGAAAACAGTTGGATTCCACGAATCGGATGGCTAAAATTCCCCAACCAATTCCCGTAAATCTTACTCTGGATGTGAACATCATCTGCTATTTCAAGGAGGATTTGGATCAGATCATTCAGAATTTCGTGGTGAATTGCAATCCATATATCATGGTTTCTTGGAAAATTCCTGAAAAATTCAACATGCCGTTCATTGATGAGATTCGTTCGGAAATTCAGTGGTCGGGAGATATTTCCTATGAAAATCCCAAGGACTTGTCTCCCGATGTGAAATGGAGAATTTCTGCTTCCACTTCTTTCACGGTCAAGGGATGGTTGTTCAAGGATTACAATCAGACCCAAGCACCAATCTATGTAATCAATGCTGACTTTCATGCGCTTCCGTTTAGCAGCCGCTTCTGTGATTACAATCTCTTTGATGCGATCAGTGCTGAAGGAGTGGTGACGGATAGCGTATCAATCAGTGCATATCCAGAATTCACCAATTATTTCATCAACGGTATTCACCAAGGGGATTCTCTGGTTGTCACGGAATTGAATGACAGGAACTTCCAATTCTATGGTAAGCGATTTGGATATAATAACACTTGGTATCTATCAGGTGCTTATAATATTCCCGAATTGGTATATACGGAGATTGACACTGCCAAGTTCCCCACCATTTCCGCATACCAGTTACCAGAGAATGTGATTACCACAGTGAATGATAATATTGTCACGGTGTCGCTAAGTTCCAATTATTTTAGTAATTTGTCAGGAAATATGGTTTTTGTGACAGCTAATGATGCGGGATGGGTTGCATCCTATTAAAAAAAACAATTCAACTAAATAATATCATGACTACGAAAGATCAATTTGCAATTTCAAATCTTATAACAGAGATGTATTCAGAACAATCAGGTATTGTTAAATTGGAGCAAGATGAATTTGGAAATCTTTCGACCAGAACACCAGACGGTGAATTGGAAATGTTAATGGGATATTCTAGCGGTGGAGAACCAGTAACTTTCAAATTTCCAATGAGTGAGTATCAACAACAATATTTTTCCAATGCTTTGTATGATGCAATTGAGACTGGTATGTTACCATCGTCCACGACAGCAGTTCAATTACCAGATGGTTCCACTTTTGAAATACCTAAATAGATTTCATTGAATAATTGAAGATTCCGCTTAAATAATAAGTATGGCGGGTATCGGCAGTTCAACAACACCATCTTCAAACAAACAATACCAAGGAACGGATGGTAAAGGTTCCACATTTGATAGGAACATGCAATCCTATTTGAAGAATCGCGGGAATTTCATTGAGAAGACTCCTGACGAAGCGAAGAATACAAAATATAAATATTTCCAAAAGATTGGTTTACGCAGACCGGAAGCGATTGCTAGAAATTCCGTAGCTCTCAATAACGACTGGAACAACACTGCATTTTCCGCAATTTACCAAGACAAGTCCTTTACGGATTTGATGTATTCCCAAGCTTCGGAGGAAAAACCGGGGCGTTTGCGGGACTACCGCATGATTGCCGCTTACTCTGAAGTGGCGGATGCCATGGATGAGATTTGCGATGAGACGATCAATGTGGATGAGAACGGAGAGATTGTAACTCTAGAAATCCGTAATACTGATCTGGAATCGGAAAAGAAAGAGGAGATTGAGAAGGAATTCTCCCGTTTCGTTGCCATGATGGAACTGGAAGACAATGGTTGGAATTATTTCCGCCAATTTCTTATTGAAGGCGAACTGTTCTTTGAATTGATTCTAAAAGATGATTATATCAAACAAGGGGTAGTTGCCATCAAAAACCTCCCTGCTGAACAATTTGATCCTGTATATGACAACATTCAGACGATGTTGGTGAAAGCGTTCATTTACAAGAAGCCAATCTTCTCTTCGGTGGATAATAAAAAGGTAGAACGCTATGAATACATTCCCTTTGAACAAAACCAAGTCCTCTATGTGAACAGTGGGCAATATAATGAAACCAAGGATTTTATCATTCCTTTCATTGAGAATTGCCGTAGAGCTTACAGACAGCTTTCCATGATTGAGGATTCCGTGGTGATCCACAGAATGGTTCATGCGCCCCTCCGCTTCCTCTTCAACGTGGATGTGGGAAGATTGCCCGTCCCCGCAGCAGAAGCCTACCTACGCAAGCTACAGAGCCAATACTGGTCAACCAAGACGTTTGACATGGATCAGGGAGATATTGTCAAGAAATACGCACCTCAATCCACGCTTGATTCATTCTGGTTTGCCAAGAGACAAGGACAAGAGGCAACTACAGTTGAAACATTTGGGGGTCAAATGTCGGATGGTAATATGGAACCTCTTGATTGGTTCATCAAGAAATTATATCGTTCTCTCAAGACTCCAACTTCTCGTTTGAATAATGAAACGGGTTATAATGATGGAACGGAGATGCTTCGGGAAGAACTGAAGTTTGCCAAGATGATCATTCGTCAACAACAACGCTTTGCCCAAGGTATCAAGAGAGCGTTTATCACACACCTCAAGTTCAAGGACATGTTCGATGATTGGGATTTGTTCGATGACAATATCCGCGTGGAATTCAATGTTCCCACCAATTTCTATGATATGCGGGAGAGCCAGAAGCTCAATCTTAAGATTGAGACTTTCAATAACATTACGGGTAATGAAATGGTATCCACGATTTATGCCATGAAGAAATATCTGGATTGGAGAGATTCCGATATCCTTGCCAACCTACATTTCAAGAAGGTGGAAGCGGAACACATGTTTGAAATCGAACAAATAAAAACACTCGGACCCAACTACAAAGAGTTATTAGCTCAACAAGCTGGAGGCGAAGCTGGTGGTGATATGGGAGCCATGGGAGGATCAAGTGGAGGTGGTGGGATGCCTCCAGATTTTGGAGGCTCTGGCGCAGCTATAACTGATTCAGAAGCTCCAAATGTCGAAGCTCCACTCGATCAAGCAGAAACGCCGGAAGCTCCGTCCAATGAACCAGAGATGGGTGTCTAAATTTTAAATTAGCTCTCTTACTGTCGTTAAGAGACTCTGGTATTGTTTGGAGATTTCCATGGTGATGATAACCTCCTTTGGTTAGAGGTAAGATATGATCAACATTATATTTGATACCTAGACAATCTTCCAGCCTGATTCGCATATCAACATATGTTTTTTCAATGTTTTGATCGTGATTAGGATGTGTTGCGTTCTTTTTTAACGCTCGT